CTTTTCGCACGCGAAAACTCCCTTTTTGAACTTTTCAAGGTAATACCACAGGGTGTACATAAAGAAAAACCGCAGTACGTAGCCTTTCTGAGTACATATTACTATTTAGTTTTAAAATTGCATAAGACGGTTCGCAACCGACAGGGGCGGTTAACTCCTTTCCGCCCTTTTCTTATGCTTCTATATTTTTTAAGGAGAGACGAAAGGAGAATGTTATGGGAGGAAGAAACGCTCAGCCAATTGATATATTAAAAGCCAATGGTAAAAAGCACTTGACGAAGGATGAAATTGAAAAAAGAAAAAATTCTGAAGTCAAACTCGGAAAAACAGAACTCGAAAAAATAAAGCCACCGGCCTTTGTGAAAAATGATTTAATAGCTTACAAACATTGGAAGCAACATATCAAAGAATATAAAGAAGCATCGACAAAAGGTAGCGAACTACTTAGTAGTTCTGACGTAGGCATGTTGGCAATGTATTGTAAAACATATGCTGAATATGAAAGGCTCCAAAAGTCTTATCAGACGATAGACAAGATTGCATATGATGAGCATGAATTGGATGAATACATTGAAGAAAGCGAAGATTTTAATTGTAAGGTCAAATTACAACTGAGAAGCATGATTGCTGTTGACGGTTTGCTTCGAATTGAAACAGCAATAAATAAAAAAATGGATATGCTTATGAAAATGCAGGACCGGCTCTTTTTAAATCCTCTTGCAAAAATAAAGAATGTACCTCAACCAAAGGAGAAGGAAAAGACACCAAGTAAGTTTGGGCGATTTGGGGCTGGTGTAAGTGGATAGAGCTACCCAGTATTGTGTTGAGGTAGGGCTCGGATTAATACCTGCAGGTAAGTCTATACAATTGTCATGCAAACGGCATTTAAGAGATTTAGAACGGCAGGGAACTGAGAAGTTTCCATATGTATGGGATGTTGAAAAAGCTAATGACATAATTGAGTTTGCCGAAACTCTTACCCTAGCTGAAGGTGAAGAACCAATGCCTTTAAAATGCTGGCTTTTTCAGTGTTTTATTTTTGGTTCATGGAATGGTTGGGTACATAAAGATACCGGATACCGGAGGTTTAGAACTTCATATGTCCAGGTGGCCAGGCAGAATGGTAAATCTCTTGGAAATGCTGTCCCAGCACTTTACTATGGTAATTTTGCCGGGTACCAATATCCGCAAATTTATTGTGTAGCCACAAAAGAACTGCAGGCCCGTATCGTTGTTAAAGAGTGCTACAAGTTTATTAATGCTGATACTGAACTTAGCGGGACAAAAACCAAAAAAGGTTTATTTACCATTAAGGATTACAAAAGCGAAATCGAATGTAATCTGACAAATGGAATGATTAAGGCTCTCGGAAGAGACACGGACAGCATAGATGGATTTCGGCCATTCTTTGGATCTGTAGATGAGTACCATAAGCACAAAACAAATCAATTATACAAGCTATTAGTCGGCGGTACCAAAAAGCTAAAACAATGTCTTATTTCTGTTATCACCACCGCAGGCTTTGATCTCAACTGCCCCTGTAAAGAGCTCCGGGATTACTGCATGAATGTTCTATTAGGTGTCATTGAGGATGAAACCCAGTTTATATTTATCGCAGAGCTTGATAAGGAAGATATAGACATTGAAAACATCGGTAAAGACACCTGGGCAGGATGGGATGAAAAAGTATGGCCGAAAGCAAGCCCGTTATGGACACCTGAAACACTGATCAGTTTAAGAGCCGATGCCATAAAAGCCAAAGAAATGCGAGGCGAAGAGCTTCGCGATTTCATGACAAAAGGTCTTAACATGTGGGTACAACTTACAGATGACCAGTATATGAACATGGAAAACTGGAAGAACTGTGAGAGCAATACAACATTGGAAGATATGCAAGGCAAAGAATGCTACCTTGGACTGGATCTTTCAAAAGGCGGTGACTTGACATCGGGAGCTTTAGAATTTCCGTTGGACATAGATGATGAAAGAAAGTATTTTGTTGACTCTCATAGTTTTATACCCAAAAAGAGAGTTGCTGAACATATAAAAATGGATAACGCTCCATATGACATGTGGATACACGAAGATTTGCTTACAGTAACAGAAACACTCGGCGGGGTAAAGACAGATTACAAATATATTATTGCTTATTATAAGAAGATAATTGAAAAATATGATCTTAAGTTACTCGGCATTGCATATGACCCTCATAATGCAGATTCGTTTCTTTCTGATCTGGAAGAGTTCGGGGTTGACTGCGCGGAAGTAGTCCAGAGTTGTAAGAGCTTGAACAGCGCCACTGATGATTTCAGACTTGAAGCTGCAGCGGGTAATATTATTTATGATAAGAAAAACAAGCTATTAACCTGGAGTATGGCAAATGCAAAAACGGTAAGTAACAGCTTCGGAGAAATAAAAATTGACAAGGATCTTCAAAAGAAAAGAATTGACCCATGCGATGCAGTAATTGATGCACATAAACTGGCAATGGCAAATGAAGATAATCGGTCAGTTTACGAAGAAAGGGGAGTGAGATCTGTATGAAATTTTTCAAATTGCAGTTACCCAAGCTTAACATAATAAATATATTTGATTTTACAGTTGTAATTCTCGGAATTGTAATGATTTCAATTGGCTTGTATAAAATATACCCTCCCGCAATGTGGATAGTGACAGGAATAATTCTGTCTTTTCCTAGAATACCTAGGAAGGTGGTGAAGTAATTGGGATTAATAAAGAATATAACTGAAGGTTTTGGTCTATCAAGCGCAGCACCGGATTGGTTTTATAATTGGTTGGGAGCAGGACCATCGAAAACAGGTATAAATGTAAATGAGCAAACAGCCATGAGATTTACGGCTGTTTTTGCTTGTATAAGGGTATTATCAGAAACACTTGCTAGTATGCCTATTATTTTGTACAAGGATCGAAAGATAGGTGATAAGTCGAGCGGCAAAGATAGAGCTGTTGATCATCCGCTATATGACATTTTAAAAACGGCTCCAAATAAAGAAATGCCCAGCATGATTTTAAAAGAGACTATGATGGGTCATGTTTGCAGTTCCGGAAACTGCTATTCTCAGGTTCAACGCAATAGACGTGGTGAAGTAGTAGGCTTAAATCTATTACCATGGACTGTAACCAATGTAATAAGAAACGCGATAACATACGAAATTGAGTACTGGACCAACGATAGAGGTAAGCAAATCATGCTTAACCCTGAAGAGGTATTTCATATACCTGGTCTTGGATTTGACGGAGTAAAAGGTTATTCTCCAATAAAAATGGCTATGGAAGCTATTGGCCTTGGTATAGCCGCTGAAGCTTTTGGAGCGAGTTTCTTTGGTAATGGAGCTACAATGTCAGGAATAGCGGAATATGAAGGTAAATTGAGCGATACTGGATTCAATAGGTTTAAAGATTCATTTAATGAAACCTATGCGGGGCTTGGTAATGTAAAAAAAGTTTTGTTTTTAGAAAGTGGTTCAAAATTCCACCAACTTACCATACCGCCCAATGAGGCACAATTTCTTGAAACAAGACGGTTTCAGAAAGAAGAAGTTGCCAGTATATATCGAGTGCCTTTACATTTGATTCAAGACCTTCAGAAGTCCTCGAACAACAACATCGAGCACCAAAGTCTTGAATTTGTCATGTACACAATGCTTCCGTGGTTCACTCGTTGGGAACAATTCATTAATTTCAAACTTTTAACAAAGGGAGAAAGGAAACAAGGGTATTTTGCTGAGTTTCTTATAAATGCACTTATGCGAGGCGATGCAAAGAGTAGATCCTATATGTTACATCTTATGCGTCAAGATGGCGTAATAAATGCAGATCAGTGGCTCGAACTCGAAAACATGAACCCGCAAGAAGGGGAAGGTGGAAAAGCGTATCTGATAAACGGAAACTTTATTTCGGTAGAAACAGCCGCGAAGCAACCGCCAAGGCAAGCACAGCAAACGCCAAAACCAGCGGAAGGGGGTTAGTAAAAATGAACCAGAAGCCTAAAATTACAAAACCAGCAAAACCGCTGGTAAAGAAGGGAGGTAATTGAATTGCCTTATATTACCGTAGATGAGTACAAGCAAAAAGCTAAGAAAGGTGATGATTTAGCCGGGCTAACGCTTAAAAAGCAGTTTGTAGTTGAAACAAAAGGCATTGAAGACACAAAAGATGGTCTTAAAGTGCCTTTTATCATTTCAACAGCCTCGGTTGACCGAGATAATGACACAATAAGCGTTGATGGTTGGAAAACGGACAATTATCGGAAGAATCCTGTTGTACTATGGGCTCATGATGGAAGACAGCCTCCGGTTGCCAAATCCTTGGAAGAAAAAGTGGAAAATTTGGCTTTAAAGTCAACAGCTCTGTTCGCAACTAAAGATTTATACCCGTTTGGCTATATGATCGGTCAGATGTATGCTCAAAAATTTTTAAATGCCGTGAGCGTAGGTTTTGACCCAATAAAATATGCCTGGGTAGAGGATAAAGACAGGCCTTGGGGGATCGATTACATAGAACAGCATCTGCTTGAGTATTCCTGTTGTCCAGTTCCTGCAAATCCGGAAGCTTTAGTTGATGCAAAAGCAGCAGGAATAGATATGGAGCCTATGGTCGATTGGGTTGTCCGGGTACTTGATGGGAGTCTGTTTATACCAAAGGAAAAAGCTGAACAGATATATAAAACTCTAAGTACAAAAAGCACGATAGTAATACCAAAAGAAGAGATTCCTTCTAGGTCGCTTTTTTTATATGAAAAACAAATTCAAATTAATAATAACGGGAGGTAAGAAAGATGGATAAAAAGAAACTTTTAGAACTGCTTGCAGCTAAATCAAAGGCCCAGCAAGACATGGTAAACAAAGCCAAAGATGAAAAGCGTGATGCACTCAACGATGATGAAGTAAAATTATTCAATGATCTGCAAAAAGAGATAGATAATCTCAAGAGTCAGATTGAAATTGCAGAAAAAATGGAAGAAAATGAAAAATTCATGGGAGAGCCGGCAACAAAAGCGATTATTCCTGTAGCTAACGATACCCAGGAAGAAAAGCTTGATGATGGTGGATTCAAAAACGTTGGTGAGTTTTTGAACTGTGTTAAAAATGGTGACAGTAAAGGCAGGCTCAAATCTCTTGCAACTTCTGATGTTGGTATTTTAATTCCTTCGCAGTTTGGTCAGAGTATTCTCAGACTCGATGGTGAGAGTGAGATTGTAATGCCAAGATCAAACAACATTCCAGCAGGCGATCCCCCGGATGCTCCTTTCACAGTGCCATACTTCCAACAGGGAGCAGATGGAGCAAATGGCGGGATAGTGCTTACATGGACAGGCGAGGCAAAGACGGTTTCTGATGTAAAGGATCCGGTAATCAAAGACTTAACCCTGACCCCTCAGGAATGTAGCGGCATGGCTACCGTAAATAATAAGACACTTGCAAACTGGATGGCTTCAGGCACGTTTGTTCAGAATTTGCTCAGGCAGGCATGGGTTGATGGCAGAGACTATAAGATGTTGCTCGGTTCTGGTGCTGGTTGCCCGCTCGGTGTTCTTAAAGCTCCAGGTGCAATCAAAATAGCCAGAGATACAGCAGCCACAGTGAAGTATATTGACTTGCTTAATATGCTTTCGAGGATGTACGCAGGCGCAGGTGAGATGGTATGGACAATCAATCAGACATTGATGCCCACAATCATGACTATGGTTGATCCCGCAAACCGTTATATCTATAACGGTGGCGATGCAACTAAGGGTGTTCCTCCAACATTGCTTGGTATCAAGGTAGAGTGGAATGGAAAGACTCCTCTCCTTGGATCCGAAGGAGACGTAATGCTCGCGAAATTCAGCTACTACCTTACAAAAGCTGGGTCCGGTCCTTACGTTGCAATATCCGAGCATGTGAAGTTCACCACAAACCAGACTGTATTCAAGATCGTTGCTAATCTTGATGCTCAGCCCTGGGTGAAAGATCATCTCCTTTTGACTGATGGCAAAACCAAAGTTTCCCCGTATGTCATCCTGAAATAATCAACATTAAATAATCTGTGCCGGGACACAAACCCCGGCTTGACTCAAAAATATGAATTGGAGGTAAGCAATACATGAAAAAACTTGCAAAAAGAGTGAAAATCGATATCGGACTGAAAGCGCAGGCTCTAAACAATACTAATGCAACTGGATCATACTACCATATGGATATGGACCGCAAAGCTCTGTTTGTTCTGAATGGCGGGGCAATGGCTGATACAAAAACCACTGCGCTTGAAGTTCTTCAAGCAACGGATGCAGCTGGAACTGGTGCAAAAGGCGTACCGACAACTGCAGCACAGGCAGCTATAGCAACTATAGCCGCAAATGCTGGTGTTACCGAGGCGACTTTGACATTAGCAACGGTGCTTGCGGGCGAAGCGGTTACAATTAATGGCTTGACATTTACAGCACATGCCAATACAACTACAAAGGCAAGCAGGCAGTTTAAGATCGACGGCGACGACACTGCCGATGCAGTGGCCTTGGTAGGTTGTATCAATGATGCGACTTATGGAGTTCCGGGAATAACCGCAACTAGCGCACTTGGCGTTGTTACTCTCAAGTCTACAGTTCCGGGAGAAACGCTCATTACCATTACAGATCCAGCCGCAAACACCATTACAGCTGCAACACTTCAGGCGCAAGCCTATGTTGAAGTTGATGTTGGTAGTCTTGATCTTGCAAACGGCTTTGAATACATCGCCGCAAAAGTGACTACTACTGCAAATTCTGTTGTTGCAGTAGAGCTTATCCGCGGTGATTCAAGATTTGAGCCTGTTCAGAAGATGGGTGCAAGTGCTTCAGTATAAAGCTAAGGAGGAAAGGGAGTCCACGGGCTCCCCCTATTCTATTTATGAAAACAAAGATATTGATTTTGACATCAGTGCGCCTTGATGGGCAGGACAAAGAGCCTGGCGAAAAAACTGAACTCGACGAAAGCCTTCTCAACAAATGGATTGAGTTGGGATATTGTGAAGTCCTCAGAGAAGATGATAAAAAACTTTCTGATGATGAGAGCAAAAAAGATAATCCGCCAAAACTCAAACATCTTGGCGGTGGTTATTATGATATGCCGGATGGTAGTAAGGTACATGGTAAAGAGGCAGCACTTGAAGCTTTAAAAACTTTTGATGCTTAGAGTAGAGTTCTAAAACGGACTCTACTCTTTATAACGAAGCTAAAGGCGCATGAGCCGGAAGCTACGATTTAAAAACCCAAAAACAGTATAAGAAAGGGTGAAAAATATGGAATACAAAGAATATTTTCCTCGTGAAAATAGGCATTTTATCGGGACTGCGGCCGGATTAACTCAGCTTGGGACAACTGGCTTTTCAGCTGGTGATGATTATACAGTAGTCGATGGTGCTGGCAACATAACAGATTTTTATATGTACGGTGAAGGTGCTTGGAACCATTAAGGAGGGTAAAAACATGGATCAAAATTTCATTAAAATAAAAAAAATCAACGAACAATTGGCGGCTATTGCGCAACAGTATAAAAATGATTTTTTTATCACATCGACAATTGAACCTTGGGTAAATGCTGCAATTGCTTCTGGTACGTTTGCAGGAGCGGCTGGAACCGCAAAGCATCCTGGAGTAGTAACATTGCTTTCATCTACTTCTGCAAACTCTGGACATAGAGTTAATCTTTATGCAGAAGCCTTTTTGCTTGGTGGTGGAGAAAAAACAACAGGTATTTTTAAGGTTGTTACCTGCGCTGGTACGACCGTAAGATTTGGCTTTCATGATACCACTAGTGAAGCAGATGTTAATGATGGGGTATACATTGAAATTGCAGAAACTACACTTACAGGTAAAACGGCTAATGCTGGCACAAGGTCAACTACTGCTACAAACTACACGATAACAGAAAATACATGGTATCGTTTTGTTATTGAAGTAAATTCAGATGCTACTCTAATAACTTACAGTATTTACGCAGATGATAGCGGCACCGCGTTGTGGATAGATACCTTAGCAACAAATATACCAACCGGAGCAAACAGGTATTGTGGTCAAGGCATTGTAGCAACAAACAGCGGGACAACGGCATTATCTTTAGTGTCACTTGATTATATGGATATTGCCTTGCAGAATGCAAGGAGGCTTTCTTAATGCTTATATATTTTTATGATTCAACATATAGATACATAGGCAACAGAGAACTAAAAAACGGTGAACCAATACCTTTAAATGCCACAACTACGGCGGTAACTTTGAACGTAGGTGAAGAAGCATACTTTGTCAATGGTGAATGGGCGATAAATAACATTGTTGTTGAAAGTGTATCATCACAAGCCGATTCAAGCACAATACCTTTAGCGTCTTTGTTGCAATTAGAATCAAGCAATAATCTATACAATAAAGATGCTACTGATAATGTTTCGGGGTATTATATAAATTATTCTGGTGTTCCAGCAGCAGATGTCACATATTCATATTCACACCTTATTCCTGTAGAAAATGGTCATACATATTCGTACCCAACCTATTCTACTTTTGGCGCCAATAGACATGTGCTACATATGTATGATGCAAACGGAAACTTTTTGGCGCGGGCATATGGCGTACTTGATGCATATAGCATTTATAATCTTGTAACTATTAATAATGCATCCGCAGCATATGTAAGAGTAAATGTATCGTTAGTTGATATTGCGACCGGTATATTCCAGTTTGTAGAATCAGCGAGTTACCCCAAATCATTTACACAATATGTAAATAAAAGCACTGTAAAAAACTCACTTATAAGTACAGAAACACTTCAATACGCAAACCCACTTTATGGGAAAATGGCAATATTTGACGGAAGCAGCATTACAAATGCTGCAAGTGATACTAAAAGCTTGGGTGGATGGGTTGGAAGAATTGCTTTAAAAAATAACATGCCTTATAAAAACTATGGCGTTGGTGGTGGCTCAATAGCGTACATATCTGCTGATAGACATTGTATTGCCCGATCTGTTGCTGGGTTTAGACCTGCTGCTGATTATATTATATTTGAAGGTGGTACAAACGATGCAGATTTGATTGGTTCCGGAAATGCTGGTGAATTGAGTTCTGGCTATGATGCTGTTTTAGATGATACAATTTTCGCACAAGCCATGGAAAGTATGTTAAAACAGGCAATATTGAAATACCCTGGTAAAAAAATTGGATATATTGTTGCACATAAAATGGGTACAGGAGCAACTGCGGCAAACAGGAAGGCTTATTTTGATGTTGCTATATCAGCATGTGTTAAGTGGGGTGTTAAATATCTTAACTTATGGGACGAATGCCATATGAATCCTTCAATCTCTGCGATTGTAACAGAAATGTATGCAGATGCAGACCAACACCCTAATGGGGAAGGATACGATTATCTAGCACCAATCGTAGAGGCTTGGATGAGAACTATTTAGTACAATCTACCGCACAATAGGGCGCATGTACGCATATAAACACGCATAAACAAATATAAAATAAAATAAGAAAAGGATAGGGTGATTTCAATGGTAAGATGTAAATTTAGGTGTCATTATAAAGATGCTCAAAATGTCGGTACGGAGCATGAATATGCCTTGATAAAAATGAGTCCTGTTAGTTCGGGAAGCAAAGAAAATGAGGAATTTTTTAAGTACACTCCCGGAGGGGATCTTTGTTTCTATTCGGTTAATCTTGCAGCTGCCGCCCAGATTGAGCAGGGCAAAGAGTACTACATCGACATTTCTCCCGCTGAATAACCAAAGTCGACAAATGTAAATTAATGTTATATAATCACCTGTGGAGGTGGTTGTATGGCAAGGCAAAATGTTAACATCACCCTGGAGCCTGGCGTATACGAAGAATTTTGTCTATACTGTGGCCCCAAAGGAATAAGGGTATCTCCCTGGGTAAACGCCAAGATGAAGGAGTTTATCGCGGAAGAAAAGGCAAAGGAAGCCGACAAATTAACTACCAAAAAAGGACGTCCATAAGGACGTCTTTTCCTTTGAAAAAGCGCATAGGTAAAAGCCCTCAAACGCACGTTTTAAAATGCGCTAAAAAGCCCGTAAACCCTTGATATAAGCGGATTACAGATATATAGCGCAATCGGTAAAAAGGTAGTGTATACTAATGTGTATTAGTGTGTATTATCAAAAGTAAGTAAATATCCGAAATACTCCAGGGGGTGGTTGACCTTGGCAGCAGTACGGCAAAACATGTCCCTTGATCCGAAAGTGTTTGAGGAATTCTGTAAATACGCCGGAAAAAAGGGAATAAAAATTTCTACTTGGGTTAATTTGAAGATGCAGGAGTTTATTGAGGAAGAAAAGCTCCTGGAACAACTTCGAGAAATGAGAAAGCACTCTTAATCGGGTGCTTTTCTCTATTATAAAAATGGAGGGGATATTATGCAAAAGACTCTTGGACAATACCTGAAGGAGAACTTTGAAAAAGGAATCATTGACCACAAAATCAGATCCATGGATGGAGAATCATTTTATATTCATCCAGACGGTCATGACGGTGATACATTGGATTTCTGTGTTGAGGATAATGATTTGAAGCCCCAGGATGAAACATAACCAATATTTTTGCATATTGCGCAGTAGTTGATAAAAGTCTGCAAACGTAGTCATTAGTAGCGAAAGCGGACTTACGGTAAATATGATGCGGTAGTTAGTACTAAAGTCCCAGGCAATATAAATCCATAGCCCTATTAATAAAAAAGGCCTTGACTGATATAATAGGCATAAGGTCTTTGCTGTAAATATTTTCATATAGCAAAGGGAGCCTCCGGCCACTAACCGGAAAGCCCCCTCACACAGACCCCTACTCAGGAGGGATTATGTGTTTGCAAAATAATTATACCATTTCGCCTCCTGAGTATCAATAGGGAGGCGTTTTAATTGCAAGAGGAAATCATTATCAGAGTATTGGACAGGGCATCGGAATCATTAACCAATGAGCAGATCAACGAGCTCCGGAATATTCTATGTGAAGTGCTGCAGGAGTATACTGTTTCGCATGCATGTACGGCACTGGCACTATCCAACAATTTATCAGGTATGATCAGGCTATACCTGGCATCTAAAAAGCTTGACGGATTGTCAAAAAAGACTATTAAAAATTATCTCCTGATTCTTGACAAATTTGCTGAAAACATTCACATCGATGCAGAGTCTATTAATGCTATGACGATAAGAATGTTTTTAGCCCAGTATTCAAAAGCTGGTGTTAAAAACAGTACCATGGCAACCATTATTAGCGTTTTAAAATCCTTTTTTTCATGGTTGCATACAGAGGAATACATACCTAAAAACCCAATGAAAAAGATTCAAACAACAAAGTTCGAGAAGAGAGTCCGTAAGGCACTATCACAGGAAGAATTGGAAATGCTGAGATTGGCCTGTAAATCTTTAAGAGAAAAGGCTTTGGTTGAATTTTTCTATTCTACCGGCTGTCGGCTCTCCGAAGTAATGGCACTGAACCGAGATGATATTAACTGGGGCACAGATTCCTGTATGGTGATCGGCAAGGGAAATAAGGAACGGCAAGTTTTTATAAATGCAAAGGCCAGGGTACATCTATGGAGGTATTTGGATAGTCGTAAAGATCAGACAGAAGCTTTGTTTGTGTCCGATAAGAAACCACATGCAAGATTGCAAAGCAGGTCAATAGAAGATGTTTTTAAATTTTTGGGGAAACGTGCCGGAATAACTCAACATGTTTTTCCTCATTTGGTTCGGCATACCACGGCTACGGCTCTTTTGAACAATGGAGCAAGCCTGGCTGCAGTACAAAGAATACTAGGGCACGAAGACCCTGCTACAACTCAAATTTATTGTGCCTTGGATATCGATGAGATCCAGATGACCCACAGAAAACATTTAGCATAAAAATTTATTCATAAGTTTTAAAATCCCAAGCGCTTGGGATTTTATATGAGCTCGTATATTCGGGCTCTTTTATTTTACTATAAAGGTAGGTGATAAAATGTTAAAATTGATAACTCCTCCTTCAACGGAACCGATAACACTGGCTGAAGCTAAGACCGCCATTGATGAGTTGACAACCGATAGAGACTCAAAAATCACACCAGCGATTAAAGCCGCCCGGGAAGAAGCTGAAAATTATCAAAATCGCAGATATGTTACCCAGACATGGGAACTGACTCTTGATTACCTGCCAGTATTACCCCTGGAACTAGGTGATCCACCTTTGCAGTCAGTAGAATATATAAAATTATACGATGCTGACGGTAATGAAGTCACTGTTGACGTGGCTGATTTTATTGTTGATAAGGATTCTGAACCTGGGCGAATTTGTTTTAAAAAGGGTAAAGCATGGCCAGCAATAGAGCTTCGTGAAATAGCTTGCTTTAAAGTACAATTTAAGCTTGGCGTACTACCAAGTGAGTTATCTAAGATACCCGAGAGAGTTAAACAGGCCATAGCAGTTTTTGTAAAGTATAAGGTTGACGGGGTTGAGACTGACCAGATTCCAAGTGCTTTTTATAATCTTTTGGGAACTGACAGGAGGATACCGGTATGAAAGGCACGAATTATGATACAAAAATCACTTTTGAGTTTCCTTCCGGCTCGGTAATCGTTAATGGGGTTGAAAAGACAAATTATGTATCTGGGGCTTCTGTATTTGCGGCATTTGATGTAAGACCACCAAAGGGTAGACTAATATTTGTTGCAGAAACGGATCAATCCGTAACATCCCGCTGGATAAAAGTCAGGTATATATCCAGCATAACCTCAAAATGGAGAGTAAAAAGGGGCAATGAGGTTTATTGCATTGTTTCATCTCCACTTGATGAAGGCCTCAGGCATAAGGAGCTATATATTGAGTTGGAGGTGGTTGAGTAATGCCTATAAGAACAAGCATCACTCTTTCTGGTGATAAAACAGTCATGGAAAACCTTCGAAAGAATTCTGATAAAGTTATTATGGCAGGTTTTGATGCTGTAAATTTTGGACTTCAAGTATTGGCCAGAGGTGCAAAAAAGGATTGTCCGGTAAATACAGATCCTGATGATACAGATACTATCCACTTAAAAGAATCAATCTATATTGAACCTGCCAAAAAGATTAAAAAGACCATTGTTGGGCGGGTGAGAGTCGGAAAAAAAACAGCAATGCATGTGGAATTCGGTACCACAAAAAGTGATATGCGGCCATTTATGCGACAACAAATATTTCTTCATAAGGAAGAAGTTAGAACTGGAGCCAAAGACATAATCAAAGGCAGGGTGGGGCTATGATAAGTAAAATCGATACTGTAATGAATACACTTAAGAATGATCAGGTTCTCATAAATTTGCTTGGCGGTCAATATGTATACTGGCTAAAACCTTCATCCACACCTGACAGTTATATAACTATATCCGAGATATCAAACAGTGAATCCGATTCTGCAGACGATGAGGAATATTCCAATGATATTGAGATTCAACTTGATATCTGGACAAAAGGCACTACTATTCCCATTGCAATTCAAGCCCAAAAAACGATGCGAGGTTTAGGGTTTACGCATCAGGCACTGCCGGATGATTATAATTCAACAACCGGCATAATTCACAAACCAATAAGATTTTTTATCAAAACTGAGGTGTAGCATCCGAAAGGGTGTTTTTTATTACCTAAAATTATTGAAAGGATGGTAAATAAACATGGCAAAAGCAGCAAAAGGTTTTAAAATCAGAGGCATTTTCCCAGTAACAAAAAATGACGCTACTGGATACACCGTTGGAACAAAAGTAGCCGTATCCGGCGCTCAGTCTTTCACAAAATCCCCCGATGTAACCGAGTGGAAAATAAATGCCGATGATGGCATATATGATTCTGGATCCGACTGGAATGGGGAAAAAGCGACACTGAATCTTGCAGAATGTCCATTGACCCTAAAAGAGTATTTTGAGGGTGGAGAACTAGATGTGCCAACGGGCGTATACACTTACAAGTCAATTTCCCAAGCCCCCGAAATTGCAATGACATTTCAGGTGCTGCAGTCTGATGGCACATGGCTGATGGTCCAGTTGTTCTCCATGAAAGCATCTTCCATGAAAGCAGACTACAAAACGAAAGGCGAAAGTTCAGACATTTCACCAGTTGTCATTGAATTCTTAATCCAGAATAGGGTTATCGACAATGATGTTAAAAAAGAAAAAGAAGCAGCTGTTGTTGGGGATCTTACTTGGCTGGATACTGTTGTTCTTCCAGTATAACAAACAGGGGGCTTAATGCCCCCTAGTATTTTAAACAAAAAATGAAAGGAATGAGAATCATGAAGATCGATTTTAATGAAAATGGCATGACGATCAACTTTGATAAAGCTCCGAAGTTTTTATATTTCAACGAGGAAAGCAAAGGCAGTGGAAAAGTATTTTTAGATGGAGTGCAAAGAAAAGGGCTGCAAGATATAAAAATACAGGCACATACTGCTGGAGATGGCTGGCCGCCGCTCAAATATAGAATTAAGTACCATGAAAAAGAAACTAATGAACCTCAATTCATTAGCAATATGAAAGAAGAATTATGTATAGGCATAAAAATACTTGACCTTGAGCAGTTCCAGGGCTTTATGGATTGCGTAAGAGAGTGCTTGAACGATAAGCGCATACCAGAAGCTATAAGACAAGAATACATCACTTCTATTATGAAGTTTATAAATAAGTTTGAGTTGGAGGAAACCCATGATTAAAGATTTATTCAGGAAATCAATACCAAAATCAAAAATTATACATGGCATTGAAATTAAGAAATTGCCCTTAGGGGCTTATCTTGATGCAATAGATTCCATTAAAAACCTTCCGGAGATACTTCTCGAAAAATCATTTCCGGGGCTCACACCGGATCAGGTATTAAACAAATTTAAGTCCATGGATCAAGACATGTTGATCCAAGTAGCCAGTAATCTTCTTGTCACCATCCCAGAACAGGCACTGAGATTCATAGCAAAGCTTATCGGCACAGAATACGAAGTCCTTAGAAATGATTCTAAAATAGGCTTAAATGGTATCAAAGATATCATAAAAGAATTCTGGAAGATCAACGATATGCAAAGTTTTTTCAAAGACGTGTGGAAAGCTCTACAGGGGAGCTTGATGAAGCAGACGAACACTGGTTCCAAGAATTAATAGTAGTTGCCGGCAAAATCGGTATATCTAAGAAGCAACTGCTTGAGGATTACTATTATGATGAAATTCCGATAATTTTTGAGAAATACAGCCAGCTCGGAAAAGAAAAAGATGAAGTTGTCGGCTGGGATCAAATGGGTATATAGCGAGGTGAAATAAATGGCAGCAGTTGGAAAAGCTATAAATTTGGGTGAACTTGCAATTGCAATTGCACTTAAAACCGGAGCTCTGGAGCAAGGATTAAATGAGGTAAAAAAGAAGCTTAATCAGCATGGTAAAGATGTGCAAAAGACTGGTGCTGACTATGACAAGCTTGCTATTGTTGCCGGTGTTGCATTTTACAAGATATCATCTGCAATCAGCAGCGGGGTAAAGGCTTTTAATGACTTTAACAGTTCAATGACCGGTTTGAAATCTATTGTTCAAGGAACCGGTGGGAGTTTTCAGGAAGCACAGGGATTTATTGAAAGCTACATTCAAGATGGCTTAATTCCCGCCTCAAATGCAGCAACAGCCTTAAAAAATCTTCTAGCCCGTGGATTCGGTTTAGACGAAGCCGCTACAATACTCACCAGGTTCAAAGATTCTGCAGCATTTGGCAGGCAGGCTTCTTTGACTCTCGGAGAAGCTGTAAGAAGCGCAACAGAAGGCTTAAAAAATGAAAATTCTATTCTGGTTGATAATGCAGGTGTGACCAAAAATGTATCTGTTATGTGGAAGGAATATGCCCAATCTATTGGGAAAGGTGTTGATAGCCTAACGATTGCCGAAAAGCGGCAAGCTGAATTAACCGGTATCATGAAAGAAACACGGTTCCAGATAGGTGATGCAGCAAAGTATTCCGAACAGTTTGCAGGAACACAGGCCAAAGCTGCAGCTGAATCAGTAAAACTCAATCAGGCATTAGGCGCTTCATTGGTACCCACACTCAATGAACTGTTAAGCATAGGAATTCCGGTTATATCAATGTTTACTCAATTTGTTAAAAATAATCCAGAGGTAGTTGCTGCAGTTGTTTTATCGGCTACGGCATTTTTGGGACTGCTAACTGCATTTACAGCAATATCAGCAGGAGCAAAAATATTAACTCCTGCTATAAAGGAACTGGGCGTTGCCTTAACATTCCTTGAAGCTCATCCTGTAATCCTTGCCTTATCAGCCATAGCAATAGCATTTGGAACTATCTATCTGCAGGTTAAGAAAAATCAAAAGGCGCAGGAAGATTATAATAAAGCCCTTGCTGAGCATAACCGAATAGTAAAGGAAGGCATAACAAAATCAGAAATTCCTTCGCTTCAGGAAAAAGTTAAACAATTAAAAGACCTTTCGAAACAGTACGATGATGTAAACAAAAAATTGAAAGATGCCAGAGATTTTTCTAACTCTTTCGAAGGTTTTGTTAGGAATACCGCTTCACTCGGGATTCTTCCTACAACATTTGATGCTGAAATTAAATATAAAGAACAATTGAAAGATGTTACAGATCAATTAAAAGCACTTGGGGCAACTCAGGAAACTGTTAATAAAGTAATAAGTGAATATGAAACTGCAATTAAAGCAGCCAGCAGAGTGACAGCAACGGAATACAATGTAGAAGCAAAGTCTATTGCCCAAAAGCGCGTAGCAGTTGTGGAAACCCAGAATCTGATAAAAGCTTACAATTCTGCGGAAACCGGTTCTAAAGAATGGTATGATGCTCAACAGAAACTTGCAGAGCAATTTCCTCAGTTTTCTACTGCATCTGGTATTGAAATAAAAGCCATTGAAGCCGTAACCGCAGCCCAAGACGCAGCAGTCAAAGCCGAGTGGAACATGACAAAAGCCAAAATTGCCATGACCAAGATTGACTTGCAGAATATCATAACGAATAAACTTGCAACGCTGGAATCAATTGAGGAACAACAGCGGGCACATGAACTATTCAACGAGATAGTTACAGGCAAAAAGACTGAACGTCCTATGTTTGCAGAAACCCCGGTAACTAAAGCAAAAAAAGAGATTATAGATCTTAGGGAAGAAATGAGGACTCTTGATGCATTTGCGGATCTCGATATTGATAAGATACTTGGTGTCAAGCCTTATTCCGGCAATCCATACGAGGCTTATTCAAACAAAGCCCTTGATTCAGCACTGAAAATCCATGACCATAAAGTCAGAATGTCCGAAATGTCCACAGAGGCTGAAATAAAAGATCTTGAGTCTATCCTCCGTAAATATGTAAAAACGTCTGATGAAAGAATGGATCTGGAGGAAAGAATATTTGATGCTAAACAAGCTCTCCTGAGCAAAAACCAAGCAGCAGTTGAGAAAAGCATCCAAGATGAAGAAGCCGCACTTGAGAGAAGGACTAAGTTTTCATTCAACTGGATTGATACTCAAAAGCAAACCGGTACATTTACCGGTGAAGATGAAATTGCAGCATATAAGCGTATGATAGCTTATCACAAGGAATATCTTGCGAAAATTAACGTCGATACAAAAATCAGCCAGGAAGAAAGGACAAGGATACAAGATCAAGAAACTACTACCATAAGGGATCTGGAAAGTAGAATATACGATATCCGGAAATCCTATGCCGAGCAAGCTGTTAATGAGTATATTGAAGCCCAGCGTAAAAAATATGATACAGAGGAAGCACTTGAAAATGAAAGGCTGAACAATAAGCTAAAATCTCTTGAAAAGGAATATTCTGACCGTGAGAGGGAAATGAAGGAAGAAGAACGGGAAACCGAGCTTAAGTCACTCTATGAACAGGAACGTAGATTTGCGAATGCAGCTACTCAGGAAGGTAAAGACAAATTAAAAGATATCCGGGAGCAAATTGCCAGGTTGCAAAACGAAGGCGAACTAGACAGGCTTGAGCAGGAGAAGGAATCCAGGCGCGAAGCCATTGAAGAAGATATTGAAGACAATCAGAAAAAATACAACCAGCTCAGGGAAGATCTTGAAGTATCTCAACAAGAAATGCTGGCAGCTGCAATGTCATATGCGAATGAGGCTAATAAAGAACTGACCAAGGGTGCAAATGATATTTCCACATCTCTTCAGGGTGTAATGAAGCAATTTGATGATAATAGCACGAGTTTAATCCAAAGAGGGCTTGAGAAGCTCCGTACATTGGTAAATGAGTATAAAAAGCTTATGGATAGTCTTACTATGAATCCTATAAGCACACCTTCAACTGCTACTAGTGCCGGTAAAGCAGCATCAAGCCAAGCCTCTGTGACGGTAAATGTAAATGACTATGGGGATAAAATAATCAACTCAAAAGATGAAACTATAGACTATACAAAAGAACTTTTTGCTACTGCTCAAAACGCAGCAAGGACAGTAGGAGGCACGATATGAGCGGATTAACTTTTAACGGAAAGCATTCCTTTACAGATATGGGGCTGATTATGTTTTCAAAAAATCGCCCTATTCGCCCTGAGCCTAAATCAATAATCGAAGACATTCCCGGGATGGATGGAGAACTCGATTACAGCGCGGTCAATCCTGATAACAGGGTAAAGTATAAATCTGTCACGGATGAAATTGAGTTTCTATTTGCTGAAAAGAGTATGGCCAATGTCAGGACAAAAGCTCATTTAATTGCTGCATGGTTGGCCTGTGGGGAAGCGCAGTTGATCTATGACGATGATCCTAATGTTTATTATTTGGCAATGGCTGCAAATAGGCTGGATTTGGAAAATCAAATTATAAAACTAAGAAGATTTACTATACAATTCAAGCGCCGTCCATTCGGATTTTCAACTACGCTGTTTAATCAGGCATATGTTGTGACGGAGCCAGCATCTAAGGTAATTGCAAACCCGGGATTGTTTGTCCGCCCCAAATTTACTCTGACAGGCGTATTTACCACACTGACGCTGACCTGCGGAAGTAAAACACTGACTTACAATGAAGCAAATGCCGGAGCATCTATAGTGATTGATAATATGCAGTGCATAAAAGACGGTAGTATTAATAAAAACAATATGCTTTCAGGGGAATTCTTTGAATTCGTAAATGGCAACAATACCCTTATAATCGGCGGCACCGGGTTAAATTGTACCGTAACAGTAACATTCCGACCACAATATCTCTAAGGCGGTGATACCTTGAACTATCCAATAGTTTTTGATAAGTTTGAAACAGATTTTACAAAACTGGGGCTTGCAGTCCTGGACAATGCCTATAACGTAAAAATACGAGAAGTGATCAATGGAGAGTTTATACTCTCCTTTATCTTACCTCCGACTGATCAGAAGTGGCAGTATCTCCATGAAGAATACTTTGTCCTGGTAGATGGCCAGCTTTTCAGGATGAGAACTTTTGAAGACAGTATGGATAGCTCCGGGAAACTTGCTTCAAATGTACAGTGTGAGCATGTATGGTATGATTCCAATGACTGCAAGCATATTCCATCCTTTGAAATGATAGGGGCCACTCCAAGACAGATTTTAGAGGCTGCATTCGTTGGTACAAGGTTCGTTTTGGGAACTGTTGATGAAGAGCTTGAAAATACTGACATTATGATGAGTAAGACCAATCCTGCAGCCATAGTAAACCAGCTTATAGAAAATGTTGGCGGAGAGGTTGAGAGGAATAATTGGACAATCGGGCTGAGGGTAAGACTTGGTAATAATAACGGTGTGCAATTCCGGATAGGGAAAAACCTTTCAGGTATAAAGAGAACTATTGACTCCAGGGGATTAACAACCAGACTTTACCCTTATGGAGTTGATGATCTTGACATAACTTCTGTAAATGACAGTATTGCTTATCTTGACAGCCAGTACATCAATAATTATGACTATATCCATGTAAACAAAAAAGAGTACAGGGATATTGAAGATCCTGCAGAGTTAAAAGCAAAAGCACTGGAGGAGTTTTCTACAGCAGAATATGACGGGATAGACAAGCCGAAAGTTACTCTTCAAATTGACATTGTGGAACTTAATAAACTATCAGGCTATATTCTAGAATCTTTTGTAATTGGTGATACGGTCCGTACAATTATGGATGATCTCAGTATTGATATTTCAGCCAGAATAATGGAGTACGACAGATATCCATATGAAGCCCAAAAGTCCAATGTCACACTGGCAAATTTCACTCAGAACGCAGGTAAGCTCCTTGTAAACCTTTCCGAAACCAGAAACAGGTTTTTGGATTTGACTACAATTGGTGGTAAAGTAAAGGTTGCATGGCTTGAAAATATTATCGCAAAGCTTCAGACGGAGATTGAAACAGGACTTTTGAAGAAGGTTGCCATGCATGACTATGGAGATGTGTGGGTCGATGATATTGAGAATCCCACTAAAGCCATGGCTATAGTTAATGGAATGTTTGCCATTTCAAATTCAAGAAAGGAAAATGGAGATTGGATCTGGAGAACCTTTGGAAATGGAGACGGATTCACTGCTGATCTAATTACAGCAGGAAAAATACTGGCTCAATTTATTGAGGTTCTTCCGGATGCAAACATTCAAAGCGCAGTACAGTGGAATGATGCCCTTGCTACTCTTAACGATTTCGTTAATGTAATATACCCTTCAGATGTTGACTATCTGCAATCTCAGATAGATGGTAATATTACATCGTGGTTTTATGATGGAGTTCCTTCATTGGCAAACTTACCAGCAAGTAATTGGGTTACCGATGGCGAAAAGGATGTCCATTTGGGAGATCTGTATTACGATAATTTATCCGGTTATGTATATAGATTCAGACATACAACAGTTTATGAATGGTTCAGAATAACCGATACAGACATTACAAAAGCCTTGTCTGATGCAGCAGCAGCACAGGATACTGCAGACAGTAAACGCAGGGCGTTTTCTCAAACTCCGGTTCCACCTTATGACATTGGGGATCTATGGGCTGGAGGATCCGTTGCTGATTTAAAGAGATGCAAAACCGCCAAGGTATTAGGTCAGAGTTATTCTGCAGCAGATTGGGAATTGGCTACAAAATATACCGATGACACCACAGTAAACAATCTACAGGTTGGCGGTAGAAATCTATTTCCGAGAAGTTTGTATAGTGCAACATATTTTTACGATGGGTTCACTACTGGTAAAAGCGGCTATGGGTTTCAGCTTGTAAATGTTTATTCACCTCCGACAAATGGATTGATGGCACTTAAACAAAATCAACAGTATACTGTAAGTTTTCTTGCCTGGTGTACCACTGGAACGACTTCGCTCATAGTTGATTTGTACCCCGATACATTGCCCGAAACCACATTCCCAATTACTACTACACCAACAAAATTCACATGGACACTTAGTTCAGCACACGCCGATATGTTGTCATGCAGACTTAGAACATTTCATGACGGTTCGGTAATGGTTAATATTACCGATATCAAGCTTGAAGAAGGCAACAAAGCTACAGACTGGACACCTGCACCAGAGGATGTACAGGCAGCAGCAGAAGCAGTGGCAGCAGCACAGTCGGCTCTCGCTCAAGCAAATGCAGAAGCCTATGCTGATGGTATTGTTACAGCAGAAGAACAGGCAAGAATTAATGAAGCAGCATCAATATTAGCCACAGCAAACTTAGCATATACTCAAGCTACTACCAACAACATAAACCTTATCAAAAACGGTGGAGCAGAGATATATACAGGCAAGGCAGGGACTAATATACCTGATGGGTGGCTTACTTGGGTTAGTGATGTGAATACCTTATGTACTAGACGTACTGGGGATGGATGGGTAATAAATGGTGGAGCAAGTCTTGAAATTAATAGTAATGCAAGCACAACATCTTACGGAGGATACCATCAATATATTTACGGATTAAAGGTGGGTAGTCAATATACCGCATCTTGCAAAATTGGAACTCATAGATGTAGTGGGTATCTTAGATTTGCTTGTCTTGATATTAATGATGTAACTTTGAATCTTATAGATTCAACTCAGGTTGTCGATAATCAAACTCCTCAGAACGTAAAAGTAACAGCCATTATACCCGCAAACACTTACAGAATATATATTCAAATAATTAAAACGTCAACTATTTCTGGTCAACCAAACAGTTACCTCTTTGTCGACAACATCAAACTTGAAGAAGGCGCAGTCCAGACGGCTTATGTGGAAACTGAATTGGGTTCAAGTGATGTGCTGAATAATAGTGTTCAGCAAGACACTCTTTACAGTAACGTAAAAGTATCACCAACGGTTGGGATTCAAGTACTTGATGCCTCAAGTAACGAGCGGATCCGGCTCGGTAATTATGCCGTTGGTAAATATGGACTCATGATCAAAAATGCTGCAGGTAATGCTACCGTACTTGACCAAGATGGCCTCATCCAGTCCTGGGGTGATTCAATAGTTGATGATGTGGATGCCACTCACAAACTGAAACTTAAATTTTACATTCCGCCCGAAACTCTATCTATTAAAAAGTTCATACTAAATTTCTCAAGGGAAGCATACAGAGCAACTACTAAAGGCGGAACAGCAGGTGGCGATCATCGACACCAAATGATGACAACGTCAGGAACTCCGTTATCTAGCAATGCTGTTACGGCTATGTTAAGTCCAAGTGGAACGGCCTCTGTTTTGACGGCAAAAGCGAATAGATATCAGTTTGTTGCAGGTGATTCTTCCGGAGGCAGTGGCGTAACTTTGTATTGTGAATCTCCTGGTGGAAGTATGCAAGTGTATACAAAAGGAGCTTCTGGGGAACATACACATCCTGAAGATTACGGCATTTACGAAGGCACAACAGCTACTGGAGTAAAAGTTTATATCGACGGCGTTTTGCGGCTAGATAACGGTGGAGGTGGCTACACGACAGATCAAGCAAATCTTGATTTGTCAGCATGGATCACAACACCAGGGGCCCACACTCTTGAACTATCCAGTTCACAACTCGGAAGGATCAATGCAGCCTACTTCATTCAGGTTTTCTTGGGTGTATAAGCTACTCCTCAAACTCAATGTTTTCAATGGCAAACTGCAAGCAGGAGTTGATAAGCTCATTCCTGCTTCTGTTTGTTTTTTTCGATAATTCGTCTAGGTCTTTAACTGTTTCAATTTTAAGCCGAACCGAGAAAGTAATGTACTCTTCCTCTGGCTTTGCTGTAATTTTTAATTTTTTATCCGCCATGTGTTTTCACCCAAAACCATTATATGATTGTATCTTATGTATTCATATGTTATAATATGTAACATAAATATGTTACTAGATGGTGATTAAATGGTTAACATTCCGGTTTTTTTAATAGTCATTATTGCAATAAACATTCTTGTATACTTGATATACAGGAATTATTACGGTTTGCTCTTTTGCGGGACAGGTATATTTCTGAATTTCTTGGTTATGAGTTTAAATGGATTTAAAATGCCCGTAAGAACTAGCACCCTGATTCTTTCTGATAAATACTGCATGCTTACAGGTGAATCGAAATTATGGTTCCTGGCAGATATTATAAAAATCAGCAATATAATTTTGAGCATTGGAGATATTGTAGTGATTATAGGAGTCTTGGTTTTGTTGCTTAATTTGACCATGGACATTAAGTTACATATAAAAGAGGTATCAAATGGAAGATAGGTTTGGATTCTTAGAAAAGCTTTTAATATGCATCTTGGTGCTTTTCTTAATTACAATTCTTGGCATAGTTATAGACCCTATACAAACGGTATAGTACATATCAATCTAAATAGATGTAAGAGGGCGAAGGAGAGAACAACTCCAACGCCCTTTTTGCTTACCTTCCTTATCGCTACGGGAGCAGACAAAGGAAGGTTTTTTCATTATATAACAAAATACGGGAGGGATGCAAGTGTATGAACTGTTTAACAAGGTTCTTGAAACCGTAAAGCCTGCCATAGCATTGCTAGGGGCATGCATTACTTATCTTATTTTTCCGGAGGAATCATTTATTGGTTGGTGTATTGCTTTATGGGTGGCCGTGGTTTTGGATCTGCTTACCAGATGGTATGCGATATTCAAGAAGGCGGGAGGGGTAAAAAAAGCATTAAAAACTAAAGTATGGAGTTCACAGGCAATGTTTGAGAAGACCAGCATAAAAATCATATCCTATCTGGTGATCCAGATCCTAGCCGGGCTGTCAATGAGACTTGTGGACATACCGTATATCAGCAACATTGTGGCTACAGTAGTTTATGCTTTTCTGTTCTTCCGGGAGTTTACCAGTAACATTGAAAACCTTATTGATGCTGGAGCTGATTACTTGCAGCCGCTGTTGTTCTGGATGAAAAAAAAGGAAGGCAAAGTACTTGAAAATGAACAATCAAGCACTGAGCTACCTAATATTGAATCAAAGGAGGAGGGAGAATGATTAAAGTATTTTTAGATCCTGGACATGGTGGAGCAGATCGAGCCAACCGAGGGCCAACAGGATACATCGAAGCAGATGGAGTGTTGAAAATATCCCTTTTGTTGGAGAAGGAATTGCTGTCCACCGGTGCTTTTGAAGTCGGCTTATCCCGTCGCGTGGACACAACACTGGGACTCACTGAACGTGGACAGGCTGCTGCAAAGTTCGGGGCTCAACTGTTTATTAGTGAGCATACCAACGCCTCAGGAGCGTCACCGAATACCACGGCAAGGGGTTGTGATGTGTATGAGTCAGTAGACTTAAAGGACGAAATATTGGGCGCTAAAATGTCCAAGGCCATTGCAGCAGCTCTCGGCATCCCGGATAGGGGTGTGCATCATCGAGAGTCCGTAAAATACCCTGGCGAGGATTATTACACAGTCATTGATTCTGCCCAGGATGCAGGGATACCGCATATTCTACTGATAGAATCGGCATTCCATGACCACAGAGCAGACGAAGCACTATTGAAGCAGGATGCTAATCTGCTGAAAATCGCACAGGCGCAGGCAAGTGTTATATGTGAATTCTTTGGGGTGAAATACCCGGTGAATAAGGAAATGACTGTAGATGAAGCTATTGACATATGGGTAGCAGCCGGGGTTATTGGTGATCCTGCAGGTATGAAAAATGACTTTGCTACAGGGCAGTTCAGGCCGGACCGATACAAGGCATTTTTGATAAAATCAGCAAAACATATTATGAAAGGATAAGGTGAAAATATGAAGGAGTTTTTTACAGCAAACTGGTTTATCATTCTGTTAGCAGTGGTATTTGTGGGGTTTGAAATATACCTCATCTCCACTCGCCAATGGACGAAACTCCGAATGCAGGCCTACGGTCTGATGCTTGCGGCAGAAAGGCTGTTTGGGAGCGGAGAAGGTAAGAAGAAATTTGATGCTGTATTTGAGAAACTATACCATAACTTAATCCCAGCATGGTTCCGGATGTTTGTCTCTCCGGAGAGTATTAGAGAGAAACTGCAGGAATGGTATGATCTTGCAAAGGATTACCTGGATAATGGCAAAGTAGACAATTCGATAGAATAAAACGATACGCCGACCTGATCGGCATTCCTCCTTACCCCGATTAACCACCGGGGTTCTTTTTTATGCGCAAAAATAGAAGCCCGGTTTATTTACTGGGCTTACTAACTTTATATATAGCCTTGTGAACTTCCTCTGAATTGGTTATGATCTCAACATCATCTTTCCCTGGCTTACCGAACCACACATGCAGGCCTTCCGGGCTCCAATGGCCGAACTGGTAAGACCAGGGCGAGTAACCTCTCTCTCGGAGCCTTGCGGCAAGTTTATTCCATTCTTCTAGGGTTTCTATGGCGTATTTTCTCATATGCTTTATGATTAGTATAATTTACTGAACATATTCATAAATTCAGTGATTTTAACTACTCCGTATATCATAAAACCTAAGCCTATTAAAGTTAATATAAACCAAAAAACAACTATATCTTCTATGCCCTTAACAGATTTTTGGATCAAGTTAATCCGTTCGGGAATCTTATTTCTTAAGTATTCTAAATCACTTGCAATACTAATATTTGTATATAGTAGGATATCCTCGTTTGGTATATCTTTCGTATCGTAGTTAGGCATTCTTCCGTAATAAATCTCATTCTCCAATAGATAATCTTCTCTGACCTTTTCAATTTGAGGATGCATTATATACACTTCCTTTCATTTTCTTAACATAATATAACATAATTTTACTTTTGGCAATACAAACTACCGCGCAATTGTCGGTAATAATTTTAAAATATTGAGCATTACTGAGACAATTAGAGCTCCGTGTATAATAATACGCTGTTATACATAAATTGGGCAGCTTATTTGTATATTTATAAGCAGTTATCGCGCAATAGTCAGGCCATTTTTTAAAAAATAGTCTAAAATCGAATTTTATTTTTTGATAAATACATAATATAATTTATGCGGAAGGGAGATGATTTCAAGATTTCTTGTTCGGCACATATTCAAGAATATCACTTATAGGTCTATTAAGCGCTTCGCATATTTTATCTAAATGGTCAAGACTTACCCTTTCAAGCATTTCGTTGTACAATGCTCCTATGGATTTATGATTTAATCCTGTGAGTTCAGATAGGTCTTTTTGACTAAGTCTTTCCTCCCCTAGTACTCTTGATAGTCGTATTCTTATAGGCATATTATCCCACCTCCATTAGCAGGATAATTGTACCATGCAGTTTTAAAAATGTGTCATATGGTGTAAATAATACACTACGTAGTGCATAGTAATTTACAAATAATGCTTTATACCCATTGAATTATTAAAACGTAAACCATATAATGTTATTATGTAAATATGGAAGGAGATGCCGAAAATGGGAATGTAGTCGAATTATGTCGAACTAAAGAGGAATGTTTTTATTGAATTGTAACTGGACACGCAGTATAATAGATAAACAAACGCATGTTCGTTTGGAGGGAGGTAAACTATGGACGATTCTAATGAATTCATCAGGGAAATATCGGATTCAGAAGCATACAAATCACTTACGTCACTTTACAACCAATCATTAAACAACATGGAATCTATAATGAACGAAGAACAATTCCGCTTGGTTCTGGAACACGAAAAGATTACCAGTGACGTTCTATTATTTGTTAAAGAGCAAACTGCAAAAAAAATCAAGGAAGATATAAACAAAACACTAAAGTTGATAACAGCATTTTAAGATATACAACATAAAAACCCGGTAGACTTAATGCCTAGCGGGTTTGTGTTTTGCTCGAAAATGTTTTGTTTATACGGATAATGGGTGAAGCTGTCATGCTTAAAAACAAACTAAAAATGTATGCTCACTCTATCATCTGGATAAATTCGTACAGCTTTAACATATTTGCTTAATAACAATCTTTTTTTGGCAGGGGAAGTCTCAGCTCTGACTTCTTCCATTACATTTTTTAATTCTCTTTTTATAGTCTCTTGAGAGTTCTTTTTTATTTCACTATTGATAGCTTTAAGTTTTGCCTCACACTCATCTTTTACTTTCCTATATTCCTCAATGGTAAAATCCTCACTCAAATATGCAGCTTTTGCTCTGGCTTTTTCCTTCTCAATTCTATCGACTTGGTTTTTAGCTATATAATCTATAGATCTATCACTTTGCACGATGGCCTCCTGTCCTTCAATTATGTATTCTATTCCTTTCAATACTTGATTTTCTAATTGATCAGCAGGATGATATTTACTATTGCTGCATCTTAATGTATTTTCATGCATCTTGTGACCACTGCAGACATAATAATAATAAGATTCTCCGTTCCTTTGTTTCCTAACATTTTTCCAAGATGCGTGAATGCCCATTTTTTTACCGCACACACCACACCGGGCTAATCCCAATAACATAAACTTTAATTCGTTCTTGCCTTTTGGTTCTCTTTTACACATTCTATCCACCAAATATTTTTGCGCCAATTCAAAGGTGCTGTTTTCTATTATTGGCTCATGCAAACCTTTGTAGATCTCTCCTGCATGTTTAATGTAACCAATATACTTAATATTTTTTAAAATATATAGTATGGTGTAATGATTCCATACGCACCCAGGCACAGGAGAAGATATGCCGTTTTCAGCAAGCCAATTTGATATTCTGGGAGTGCCATAGCCTTCATTGTACATGTTGAATATTTTTTTAACAACAGCCGCTTGTTCCTGATTTATACACATGTGTCCCTTTTCTGTTGTGTACCCATAAGGAACCGACCCATTACTTAGTCCTTGTTTCACCCTTTCTCGCATACCTTTTTTGACTTCCTGGGCCAAATTCTTGATATAATACTCTGCCATTAGCTCGTGTAGTCCTGATACAAAGAATCCCATAGGATTATCTTCTATAGGTTCCGTGATCGATACTACGTTTATATTGCACTTACTCAATTGCCCCTTTATTCTTTGTGATAGTTCGACTTTTCGGGCAAATCTATCGTATTTGTGAACTAAAATAATATGGAATTGCTTGCTTTCTGCATCAGTTATCATTTGTTGGAATTGTGGCCTGTTTTCCTTTTGCCCGGAAATACCTTCATCTGCATATATTTTGTATACTTCAATATTTTCTTTTTTGCAGTATGCAGTTAATAAGTTTGTTTGTGCTGTCAAAGAATAACCCTCTACTTGCTCATCGGTTGACACTCTGACATATAGAGCTGCTTTCACAGAAACACCTTCTTTGCAAAATATTACGCGCTCTGCGTATTGACCAAATATAATTTATAAGATAGAATAAGACTGTCTATAGTTTGTTTTTGAAGGAGCTTACTCCAGTGGGCTTCTTTCTTTTTATTTAAGCAGGTGCTTTGGCGTTTTAGGTTGGTTTATTAAAAACCATGATGCGGGCAATGCTGCGAGAGATCCAATTGCAAGCATTAATGATGCCACAACCGCCAACACTTTAGATGATACTTTTGCCATATCCATTACTCCTTTCGAATATTCAATATTCTAATTATATAATAAGATACAGCAAAAGTATATCGGTCAATTATTTACTGCGTGTAATAGCTCCGTCACCATCTTCATAGTTTTTTCATCCTTGCCCTTATCAGCTTCATCATAGATATCGACTAGTTTGCTTGTTATTTTGTCTCTCTGGCTTTCCTTATATTCTTTTTCGTACATATCCACTGCGATTCTGTTTATATAGTTCCTTACTATTACCTCCGAAAAAGCCATCAAAACGACAAATGGTATTATAAACAGCATCGAACATGCAAACAGGGCGTACATTGGACTAAATGATAAGAATGCGCCGTCAATTGCTACCAGTTTTGCCAAGAATAAAATATAGATAAATATTACAACTAATACTATCGTGGAGTTTTTTGTCAGGTCCTTATCTACTTTTACAATAGAAATTAAACTGACATCAACAGGCCTATTCTTAAATAAGAATTTTAATTTCTTAAATGCTGCCAAGTATAAAATTGAATACTGTATCATTCTTTCTGGTGTAGAAACCAAAAATCCTACCAAAGGGTTGTTCTGTATTTCCGACAGCGATATGTGGGTAGCACTCATTATCATACTTACACACATTAAATCAGTACCGCCATAGATAACCATAGATACAAAAACTGTAAGAAAAACTTTAAACACATTCTTTCTTGAAAGCACGGTAAACATGATGGTATTTACTATCAAGCCCATAACTATGCTTAAATTTTCATCAAGCCCGAACATCTTAGGCATATTTGCCAGTAAAGCTGGTAAGATGATTAGTAATAATTTTTTATTCCTATTTGCCTGGAATATAGATAATCCTTTTAATACAACAATTGCCATCATTGATATAAAAAATTGTTCAGGCAATGCTATTAAAATGGTGTACATTAAATAATGCAAAATGCTATTCATTCGCATTCCCTCCCCCAGTGTTGATTCTAAAAGTGAATTCCAATTTGTTCAGCATGTTTGCGGGTATATCTTTTGATATATTATACGCAAACTCCAAATAGGCTTGATTTTCTGCTTTTAAAGCCCATTCAATAAGTTGTTTTCTCTGTTCGTTGTTGCTGTCTATAGTTTCCATTCCTATTTTATAGCCATATAATTCCTTTAGGCTCATTCCAAACGCTGTTGCGAACTTTTGTATTGTAATAGAATCCGGATTGGTTTTTAAGTTCGCAATATCTGACATTGTTGCCTCGGAAACCCTGGCTTTCTTTGCCGTTTCCTTTTGTGTCCATCCTTTTTTATTAACTATGTGCATTATTACCTGCCTAATGTCTTCCATTTAATGCCATTCACCTCCCTTTGTTAAATTCGCTGTAGTAAATACCAGCTAATGAGAATTATATTAGCATTTTCGCGAAATGTCAAGAAAATAGATTGAATATAGTACATATTTCAATAAATTGGTATTCGGCACAGTTGAATAATTCGCTAGAATGAATTATAATGAATTGAGATAAAAGGGAATGGGGTGATAAAATGAGAGGTACAAGAATAACTGAGAAGTTTATAAAATACATCGGCAAAAGCCCATCTGATTTTGCGGAATTCACTGACAAAATAACTTGTGCGAGGGTAAATTTTCAAAGCGGCAAAAAAAGGGGTCGCGGGTTAAAGCTTGAAGAGGCTGCAAAAAAACTTGATATATCAGCAGGGTATCTTTGCGAGCTAGAAACAGGTAAAAGAAATGTACCAAGTTATATTATAGTTAACAAACTAGAGGACGTATACAATTTTAATCCTGGAGAATTAGCCAATTCTTTAAAGGTGGCGATAAGATGAAGCGTGTCTACAAAATCGAACTATATATCGGCGAAACTCCTGCAACGAAGGAAGAAATAAGAAAGTACCTGCAGGATAAGGCTAAAAAAGAAAAGGAATCTCTTAAAAAATTTTCTTAATAATCAATCATATATCAACCCTCTCTGTAGGGCTTTAAATTCTTCAAAATGAGGACGAGTCCAGGTACTACCTTTATATACGGCTTAGCCTCTTTGAGAGGCATGAAGGAGATTTTAATATGGATGAAAGATATCTACGGTTTAAAAATAAACTATCTGCAATTGTTTCTGAGGCTAAAGACATTGTCGACAAGGAGTCACCCAAGGACTATGAAAACAAGCAGGCCTATCGGATAGCCAATCAAATTTATGATGAGGTGGATGTTCTCTTGGATAAACTTGAATATCTATCCAAACCCGCCATTGAAGGCAAGCTTCGTGAAATGGACAATGAAAAATTCGAGCTTGTTTCTGCAGGAAAATATATTTCATATTTTTCATGCGGCAGCCGGATAGAGGTTTATGATCCAGAGGAGAAGGAATGGCACCTTGGCCGTGTAGAGCACAGAAGCGGTCAAGACGGCAGCGGTTATTATTTCTTTTGCAGATCTATGGGGAACCCATTTCTTTTCACAGGTATGCAGGCTAGAATCAGGCGGGATTACTAATTATGGTCTACTTAATACATTTTGACAAGCCGTTTGGACATGCACAGCATTACATAGGATATACGGACAACCTTAAGCGTAGAATGCATGATCATGAACTTGGTACCAGAGGAGCAAAGCTACTTAAGGCAGTCCGAGAGGCAGGTATAAATTTTAGAGTAGTAAGAACCTGGCCGGATGGTGATAGAACATTTGAGCGTAAACTACATAATTGGAAGAAAAGCAGTTGTCTATGCCCGGTATGCAGGGCGGAAAAGTTGAGGGTCAAAAATGAATTGTCCGTACTATATAAACAAAGAAAAGAGGCGAATACATTGCAGGAGAGGGTTTGTAACCCGTGTAATGCATCATAAGTCTGGCAAAAGGATGGACAAGCATATCTGGTGTTATTGCATGGACAAGTATACCCACTGCAGTAAGTATTTTGAATTAGAAAAGGATTGGGGGAAGGCCAATGGCAAGTAATTTTCAGATCATTATCGTAATCCTGCTTTTATGCTTAGTAAGTTTTAGTTTTGGATGGGTAGTTCGGGATTCAAAGCCTCTAAAAATAAAGATATACAAAATCAAACGCCGCAAGCACTATAGAGTTGTACCGTATGAGTTTAATGTGAGGGTTTAAATATGGATGTATTCAGCTGCTGCTCCAGGTATGCGGAATGTTCCGAGAAAAGAATATGTTTATATGCTGCCGATCCGGATTATGCTGGGTGTGGTTATCGTAAGAATCTTGAGGCTGGAAGGATTTTTTATGGAATCAATGCTGGTAAGGCGGTTGCGGATGAATTTCCAAAGGTATTGGATAAGCTTCCAGGATCAAAAGAGATCCAGAAGGACACAAGTATATTTTTGCATTGCTTTAATCGGCTGTTTGCAGTCAGATCAATAGATAAGGATCTTAGTAGAAATCTGAGCTGTGAGCAGGCCGATAAAATTGAGACTGCCTTTGCAGAATCGAACATACCGTATAAACTGCAGATTGATTCTTTGGCTAACTGTGTTATTGATTATCCTACAGAAGAAGATCCTGCTCCTGCGAATTCCAAGGTAGTTTTCGAAGTTGATAATGAGGAGTTCCACTTGTTAAATTATAATACCTGGCTTATTAAAAAGCGAATAGCAGAGGCTATTGTTAAAGCCTTTGATAATCACTTTATAAAGGCAAGGGTCGAACTTCGCGGGCAGTATGCAAATATTGATAGGGCTGCAGTTTACAATGCGAAAAGGGTTTTCAAAGTTGAGGTAATTGACAAAAGGCAGACTCCAAATAAAGACGGAAAGCCCAATGTTCAGGCTTCAATGTTTGATTCACCTCAGGTAATTCCGGAATCTACTCCAAATATAATCCTTAAACTACCGGTTAAGACTAAAGAAATTGAACCTGTACCGGTGCTTATATCGACAGAGGCTATAGTTATCGCCAAGGACATGTATTGGGGTACCTATCGAGGGCAGTTGGTTGGTGCATACAATAGAGTTTTGACGGATATCAAAATGGCTCAAGTAAGGATTATAGAAATGTTGGAGCCTCCCAAGCAGCATGCAATTCTGGAGAAGAGGGCTAAGTTCCCGAGGGATCCTTATCCGGCTAACTCTGTTCAGGTGTTTTACATGGACAACTGCGAGGAGGAGGCAGGAGCTCATGAAAGCTTATGTGCCACCGGATGATAATCCGCACAAAATTAGTCAAAGATGCTTCACTGAGGATCAGATAAAGGATATCCGGGAACTAAGGGAAACCGGATGGACTTATAAGCAAATAGGAGATAAGTACTTTTGTTCAAGGGAAACGGTTAGGCGGTACTGTGTAAAGTATTGATGCTGGAGGTAAAAGCAATGAAACATTTAGTTGGTAGTATTCTTATATTTGTGTTTTTGGATATAGCTCTTGCACTGATCTGGATCAAGGAGTCAGGTAAATATGTTAGCTCTGAATTTATCAAGTGGCTCTTGGCTGCAGCAATTATTCTAGCATTTATATTCTTTTAAGGAATATGAAGCTTGCATAATAATCTTGATACAGGAGTTGATCAGAATGTCATTGGAAGAGTTGAAAATTGGTGATGAAGTAAATGTATATGATAAGTATAAACGAGATTACAGGGGCTTTGGGAATCCCCAGCCAGGATACCATTTAAAGTGTAAAGGAACTATAGCGGAATTGAAGTCGGAATATATTCTTGTTGATCGAGGATATAAAGAGAGATTTGATATTTTAGATTTTCGTGTCAGACGGTACCGTATATTTAAAGCCTGTGGATCCGAAGTTAAGTTTACTCCTCTTCCAGATAAGGTGGCAATAGATGAGGCCCAGAAACGGAAAGCTCATGAGGAATATATGAATTCACCTGCAGGTAAAGGTGAAAAGGCAAGTGAAGAGAGACGTAAGGCTGGACTAACAATAAAATGGGAAAAAGTAAAGCAACTCCTGGATGCTGGTAAAACTCCGGAAGAAGCTGCAGCAAAATTGAATTCAACTATATGGATAGTAAAAGGACTGATGACCAGGTACAAATATAAAATAAGAGAGGATGATAATGAAATGGCAATGATGACCAAGGATGTAGTGAAAAAAATGGCAGCAGACGGTATGGACACAGAAAGTATAGCGAAACATTTTGAAGCATCGTATCCCAATGCTAAAGCGAGTGTAATTAAAGCGAAGGTAACAATGCTCCTGAGCGGGAAAAGCACTCGCCCGAAAGAGCCTAAAGAGCCTAAAAAGGCAAAAACATCTGAACCCGATACCAAAGAATACATTATAAAGCATGATGAGGCCGTGGAAAATATTTCTGTACCACTGCCTATTCCTGAAGATAAAGCGGAACAAGTGGAAAAAATGTTTGAAAAAATGGATAAAACCAAGGAGAAACAAAGAACAGGTATCGGTATTAATCCAGAATTTGAAAAGGCGTTCGAAAGGGTTTTGAGTAATACTGAAGAAAAACACACCAAAACTATATTCGTGGAAACTGATGAAAAATTCATTGCAACCATTGAGGAAGAGGAACAGTTGAAGCTCGAAAGAGATAATCTTCAATTTCAAAATAAGCTTCTTGGAATGAGAGAAAAAGATATGGAAGCTTGCCGGATTAAGCATAAGCCTCTATTGAAACCAAAGTGCCTGGTGGGTGAAGCATCTGGAAGAGAATATTCATTCTTGGATAGTGGAATAGGTATATCTGAAGGATCTTTTATTGTATGGGAAGAGCTTGAGTTTGTTATTGCGGAGCTGCAGGCCGTCAGGGATATGAAAAGCGCATAATCAGAAGGAGTGAGAGTCTTTGAATCCTAAGAGCTTAATAAAAGCACTACGAGAAACTGATGATTATATAGAAAAAATCTATCTCAACGGTGGATGTTATCAGTTTTATAAATTCCTCAAAGCCGTATATCCCAAAGCAGTACCCTATTTATCACAAGATAAACAGCACGTTGTTACAAAGATATGTTCCTGCTTTTATGATATCACAGGGCGGGTAAGCGGAAGATTTCATATCCTTATGGAAATGTCGGATATTAAAATGTGCGAAAAATGGAGCTTTTGTAAGAATAACTGGCTATTTAGAGACTGCCCAAACTGTGGAGAGTATGTTAGTGCATAAAAATAAAAATAATGCGCGGAAGGAGTTGGATGTATGCAAGACAAAACTAAATGCCCTATATGTGGCAAAACGATGTTTTTAACCATGGAAGTTAGTCCACCAAAGACATATCTGCAATGCAGAAATGCTGAATGCATTAATTATAAAGAATATCCTGTAAGGAATGCGAAGGAGGGCTTATGAATTTTGAACAAGAAATTGCCAAAATTAAGGCTGTCATAGAAGAACAATCCAAAAAGAAAACTAATGATGATAAGGGAAATATAGGTACTCCCCGAACTTATCGCTATGGAATTATTACCGGGCTGCACATGGCAATAGAAATTCTTGAAAAGGAAGGATGTTGACAATGTTTCTTATGGTTACAAAAACAGATAATATAGATGAATTTATGGAGTCTGAAACCTTTAAATCCTTTGATAAAGAGGTTAGAGAATACAAGGACAGAGTTGAAAAAGAACATCTGGACTCCTTAAAAAATAATGTTCAGAAGAAAATATTTACTGATTGGTGCAATGGAATTTGTGTATCTTCTGAGGAATATATCAAGGCAAATAACATTTCCAAAGAGGATGATTATGAAGCGCATTCTGCCATTTTATCGGTAGTATCATTGGGATTAGGTTAACCGCACAATATTGGGAAAATGCGCGGTAAGAAAGGGGGTAAGAGACTTATGAAAAATACACTTGGCGATTTGAATAACCATTTATTTGCTCAACTTGAAAGGTTGAATGATGAGGATTTGAAAGGCGAGGAGCTTCAGGAAGAAATTCATCGTGCGAAGGCGGTTACTTCGGTTGCGGCCCAAATAATAGCAAACGGCTCATTGCTGGTTGAAGCTAAAAAGCTGGTGAAGGAAACATCGGATCCGGATATCAAGAAATTGCCGCCAATGTTGGAGGGATAATTTGTGAATCGTAAATACAATAACGAACATATTGAATGGCTAAAGAAAAATATCAACGGGTGCCATTTCGAGGAATTGACGGACTTGTTTAATGAGCGATTTGGAATGGGTTTGAGGGTTTGTGCAATGGTTTCAATGGCTGCTCGATATGGGCTGCACAATGGTCTAAATACACGGATCACGGAAAGCAATGTGAGCACTCAGTTCAAGAAAGGCTTTATTCCATGGAACAAAGGTAAGATGGGATCCGGAGGTTGGGAGCCTACACAATTTAAAAAAGGACAGATGCCTGTCAACTATAGACCTGTAGGCAGTGAGAGGGTTAATACAGAAGACTATGTGGAAATAAAGGTTGCGGATCCCAGAACGTGGACATACAAGCATGTTTTTATTTGGGAGGAACACAACGGACTTGTACCTAAGGGGCATGTAGTTATATTCGGGGATGGCAACCGGCGAAATTTTGATTCCGGAAACCTGATCTTGGTATCTAAGAAACAGCTGGTAAGGCTGAACCAAAGCCACTTGATACAAAATGATGCTGATTTGACCAGGACGGCTATTATTATGACAGATATACATCAGAAGATCAGCGAAAGGAGAAAGGCGACACGATGAAAGTATTACTAATTGATCATGATGGCAAGTTGCCTAATCTGGCATTGATGAAGATCTCCACATGGTATAAGTCCAAAGACCATGATGTATATCTTAATAATTGTATTGGTAAACCTGACAAGGTTTATATATCAACACTATTTACCTGGAACCGGGAGAAAGTTGAAAAGCTTATGCAGGATTATCCGGGCGTTGATGTCGGTGGTACCGGTTGGGACTTAAATAAAGATCTTTCACCAGAAATTGAAGTCTGTAAACCAGATTATAATCTGTATAAGGTTGATCATATCCTGCCGAGGATCCAGGGAGGTATAGCGACAAAGGAAAGCAAGCAAAAGAAGGCTGAAACTATAGTGAATGCGGGGATAGGGTTTACAAGCAGGGGTTGCGTCCGGAATTGCGGATTCTGTTTTGTGCCTCCTAAAGAAGGCAAATTTCATCAGGTATCTGAGATAAAGGATTTATTGAATTCTCGGAGCAATGTGCTTATACTACTGGACAATAATTTGACTGCGGATCCTGATGTGGTTGAGAAACTTCATGAAATAAGGGATAGAGGATTGACTGTGGACATAAGTCAAGGTATTGATATTAGGCTTATTACACCTGAGATAGCTCATGCTTTGTCAGAAGTTAAGCACTTGCGAAGCATTCATTACGCATGGGATTTAATGTGTTTTGAAAGAAATATTATTGAGGGAATAAAGTTATTCAAGGGTTTTATTAAGGAATGGCGGCATATGTGCTTTATGTTGACTGGTTACAATACAAGTTTTGAAGAGGATATGTACCGATTTCGAAGGCTCACAGAACTAAAAGTAAAACCTTATGTTATGCCGTATAACAAACAATTCCGAGATGAAAAACATTTTCATTTTACTGGATGGGTTAATAGTCGGAAACATACTGTATGTAGTTTCGAAGAGTATTTGCCTTGGGTTAAGGCTCAGATTAATAAAAAACATATCTTGAAAGGGGTAAAATTATGATTCAGAACATCGCAATATCAAAGCTTCATCCTCACTATGATAATCCAAGAAAGGACCTTGGGGATCTGACAGAGCTTGCTGAAAGCATCAAAGCAAACGGTATATTTCAAAATCTCACAGTTGTACCATGGTTTTCTAAAATAACCGGCGTTGGATGTGATGATCCCAAACAGCAGGAGGAAATGGGATACACAGTCGTTATTGGGCACCGCCGTCTTGCAGCTGCAAAGCTGGCCGGATTGACGGAAGTTCCATGTGCAATATCAAACATGAACATGCATGATCAAATTTCAACAATGTTGCTTGAGAATATGCAGCGGAGCGATTTAACAGTTTATGAGCAGGCTCAAGGCTTCCAGATGATGCTTGACCTTGGAGATTCAGTTGATGAAATATCTAAGAGAACTGGATTTTCTGAAACTACTGTACGTCGAAGAGTGAAGCTTCTAGAACTGGACAATGACAAATTTAGAGAATCGGTAGGGCGTGGAGCTACGTTAATGGATTACCTGGAACTTGATAAAATTCAGAATAATGAACTGAAAAATAGCGTTCTTGACAAAATCGGGACATCAAATTTTAAGTTTGAATTACAACGTGCTATTGACAAGGAGAAAAATGAACATGAAATGTCACTTCTCATTGATCAAGTAAAAGCATTTGCTTCCCAGATAGATAACAGCACTGGACTGCGCTGGATTGGATCCTATTATGGACGTGACCATAAAAATTTCAAGAAGCCTGATGGTGCTGGATCTGTAAAGTATTACTTTGTCGTGTCAAATTACGGATACATTACTCTTTATACTGAATCTGAAGAGAAAAAGGATGATGCTGCTAATGAACAGAGAGAAATGCAGGAAAAAAAGAAAGAGGTTCATGCTGCTTTAGAAGAAATAACAAAACGGGCTTATAAGCTTAGGCACGATTTTATTTTTGGAATTTCTAGTACAAGTGCAAAGAGAAAGATAAGCGTTATTATGGAATACTCGCTACGCGCAATGTTAAATGATTGCTATAGCTTAGATTATGAACAACTTGCTGAAGCTTTGGATATTGAAATCAGCGAAGATGACGATGAATGGACTTATGAAAAAATTTCAAATCAACTCAACTCTCAGTTGGAACGTAGCACTCTTATAGCAATATATATGCTTTTGGACTCACCGAGTGAGCATTATTATAACTGGAATAATCAACACACTGACAATGAGTCTTTAAATACGGTATATGATTTTCTTGAAAAATTCGGTTATGAAATGTCAGACGAGGAACGTATGTTACGTGACGGTACCCATGATTTGTTTGCGTCATAGACATTATGAAACTGCACAAAAGCGTTCATATGTGAAGTAAGTCCATTACAATGTAAAGGGGTTATACATAAGATGGCAAGTCCACAACCAACCGATTCTCATTTGAGGATCGCTCACAGCATAGAGGAAGAATTGATGATGCGGGACTTCAGTAAACGTCAGCGGTCAATTATTGACTTCATATTGAGGTTATCCTGGGGCTGCGGAAAAAAGACTGCAATTATACCTCATCAAAAAGATTTTGAACTTGCAGGGATTGACAAAACCAAAATAAAGGCTGAGCTGGACTGGCTTATTAAAGCAAAGGTAATTATGCGGGATGTTACAGGCCGAGAATATGCCTTTAATAAAAATTATGATGAGTGGAAAGTATCCATTGTCCCCCTTTACAACAAAGATCGTTTGTATGACCTTGTTGCCTTAAATTTAAATAGTTGCCAAAAAAGCAACATAGTTGCTGAAAAAGCAACCGAAAAAGAAATAATAGTTGACGAAAAAGCAACCGGTGAGTTGACGAAAAAGCAACTTTTAAATGAGCCAAATCCTACAGACAGTAGCGTGGAAAGTGCGTCTATAGAAAACTTAGTTATAGAAAATAAAGAAATAGAAGTAGTAGTAGACGTGCGCGCGAAGGAAAGTGAAATATTTAAGTTTTACGAACAAAATATTGGATTGATCACAAGATTTCATACGGAGCTTATAGGCCAGTACTTGGATGAGGGTATGGAACCAGATGCAATATTAGCTATACTGCAGGACAGCATAGGCAAAGGCAATAGTTGGGATTGGATTAAAAAAGTCCTGGATAGTTCTGCTAAATGTAATATTAAAACTAAAGACCAGTACGAAGCTAAGAAATTAGATCGTGCCAATGCAAAAAGCCGGGACAAGCCGCCAAATAAAATAGGCGGCAATAAGCCTCCTCAGACAGGGAATTTTGAGCAGCGCAAGCATTCGGATGATTATTTTGAAAATGTTTACAAAGAAGTTTGAAAGGAGTGGTTGAAGTGAAAATAAAAGCCATTACACTTATTCAGCCTTGGGCTTCACTCATAGCCTGGGGAGAGAAGGGAATTGAAACTAGGAGTTGGAGCGCCAAGTACAAAGGCCAGTTGGCAATACATGCCGGTGCCAAGATTGATTACGAGGCATGTGAATATCCAGCAATCAGAGCTGCATTACGCCGGCATGGAATAAATAAGCCTTCGGAGCTACCTACTAGTTGTATACTGTCAGTTTGTCAGATATTTGATTGTGTTCGTATGGTAGAGAGCGCAGGCCCTTTTGGTGTAAAGGTTCCCGGATATAAACTTTCCGAAAAAGAGCATGCCTTTGGTGATTACCAACCTGGCAGGTATGCATGGATCCTGGCCAATGTTAAGCGCCCGGCTACACCAATACCAGCAAAAGGTAAAATGATGCTATGGGACTTTGATATGACTACTGCAAAATTTGCTGGTCAGGAGTGGGATTGATGCAGTGTGGAGCATGTAAGCATGAGGGTAATGATTTTATAAATATCCGCCAAGTAGGAGTAAACAATTATCTTGTTACCGGAGAAATAAAGGAGCCTGAAATTTATTTTAAAATTTATATTTGTCCGGCATGTGGTAATTTGCAGGTAGATTTACGCACAATATTAACAAAGGTTGTGAAAGGACTATGGGATAAGGAGGATGAGAAAATCAATGATGATACGCACCTATGATGATAAAAAAGAGGCTAAATTTGACCTCGAAGGGCTTGAAGAATATTTCAGGAGCATGATAGATCACAAAGAGAATGAAAAGCGGGTAACTGTTGCAAAAGAAGAGGCGTATTTAGAAGGGTACAGAGATGCTCTAAACTCAGTAGCAAGTATAATGGGGGCATCGAATTATCGAGTGGTGGAGGAAGAAAAGAATGAATAGGCAAGGCAAAGACAAGATAGAGTATTTGAACTATACTTTTAACCCGGTAACAGGGTGCTTGCATCCATGTAAAGACCAGTATTGTTACGCCAAGAAGATAGCAAACAGATTTGGTCACAACAGCATTATCGAAGCCTGCATGTTTAAGGATAAACCAAAGATTTACGATTTGCATTACCCAGTTACATACAGTAGAGATTATGGACATGACCTTATGGGGAATCCGGTTGTAAAGGATTATATCGACCCGTATCCAGCAGGATTCGCACCAACATTTCACAGATACCGGCTGGACGAACCCACGAAAAAGAAACAACCATCAATAATCGGCGTGGTGTATATGGGAGATCTGTTCGGGGAATGGGTTCCGGATGAATGGATAGAGGAAGTATTTAAGGCTTGTGAAGAAGCTCCGCAGCATACGTATATGTACTTGACAAAAAATCCTGAAAGATATGCAAAATTTGCTCCTCTTATCCGCAAAAATTACTGGATCGGCTTTACAAATACTTATGCAGACAACGATAGAATGAAATATTTTGGGTATGCGCACTGGCTTGATAATTGTAAAAAGTTTGTATCTATCGAACCACTGCTTGGAGAACCGACAACATTTAATCATCAGGTTGATTGGGTAATCATCGGACAGCAAACCGGGACCGGAGCAGTACCACCAAAATCAGAGTGGGTGCAAAGCATAATAGAGCAATGCAGGGCAGCAGCTATACCGGTATTTGTGAAAAACCCGTTATATGAGCAGTTTCCAATTCAGGAGTGGCCGGATGGGTTAGATGGGAAATCTTGAAATATCGGATGCAGGATAAAAGGCAAAAGGAGCGTGAGGTTATGAATTACATAAGAGAAGAGGAAGAATTAGCAAGAGATACTATTGAATTGGTGGAGAAAGATCTCAAATGCTATCCTGATTGGATAATCAGAATTGAAGTTCCAAATCTAGGGATACCTCAACGTGGATCAGTTATAGGCGGTATACCACCTTCTCCAGATAGAGGCAGTTATATTGAAGATGCGTTAGAAGTGTCAGAAGAAATTCAGAGAAAAGTAGAAATTATAGAAAGAGTTTATCTAAGGCTCCATGGAAAAACGAAAGATATTATAGAAATGAGATATTTTTTAAATTATCCAAGAGAGGAAATATTGAATTACCTGGCAGATAAAGAAACAAAAAAACCAATTAGTAAAAGGACTTACTACAGACTCAGAGATAAGGCTTTAGAGAGTTTTGCAAGAGCATTGGGATATATAGATTAAAAAATAGTGGGACAAAAGCGGGACATTATGTTTGACATATTAAAATACTCATGATATTTTGTGATAAGAGGTGAAAGTTGCCTCGAGGAAAAATTAAATAAAGAACACTATGATGAAGGCGGGAGTTGCAACTTATAAATGCACTCCCGCCATTGATTTTTATATAAGAACTTCTAAATGGTAGTTCTTTTTATTTTAACGGGAGGTGATCTCCTTGAACATAATTATATGGATATCAACCCCAAAGAAGTGTACGCAATGTCATTGGTGGAATAAAAGAAAGTATTGCTGTAGGCTGTTAAGATGCAGATATCCTTCAAAAAGATAAAAAATTATAAGGCAAAAAGCCTTTTTATTTTTTTTATTTTATAATAAATAATACATAATTTTTGATATGTATTATTCGCAAAACAAAGAGATTCAAAATTAGTAAAATCCAGTATTTGAGATTTAGCTCGAATAATACAGAATGTGTTTTAAGTATTATTGAAAATGCAAGAAGGTGGAAAAATGAAGGTCGTACAACCTATACGTGAAAAAACTAAAATTGATGAGATAAAAAAGATATTAAAAGAAAAAAATGAGCGAAATTATATCATGTTTGTTATTGGTATTTATACAGGACTCAGAATTAGTGATATTTTACAGTTAAAGGTAAAAGATTTAAAAAACCAAGATTATATTATCCTGAAAGAGAAAAAGACCAAAAAGAGCAGCCGCATATTCATTAATCCGATATTGAAGCGTGATTTAAAGAAATATCTTGAAAACCGGATTGAGGATGAATATATTATTAAATCTCGGAAGGGAATTAATAAACCACTGCAACGAGATATGGCATATAAACTTTTAGCCAAAGCCGCAGAAGAACTTGGCATGGATGAGATAGGTTGTCATACAATGCGCAAGACATTCGGATATCACTATTACTCCAAGAAAAAGGATATTGGCTTTCTAATGCAACTCTTTAATCATTCTAAGGAGAGCATTACATTGAGATACATTGGGGTTAACCAGGACATGAGAGACAAAGCTATGAAAGATTTCAGGTATTAAGTATGGCACTAAAGAAGTTCTGCAGGCATTCAGGATGTAAGGCGTTGGTTGAAACCGGATACTGTGAGAAGCATACAAAGGATAAGCAGTCATATGATCGATACAGAGGATCAGCAGCCGAACGTGGATATGATGCAAGGTGGAGAAGATACAGGACAGTATTTCTAAAAGGCCATCCGTTGTGTGAGTGCGAAGACTGTAAGAAGAATGGATGGATTATACCTGCTACTGTAGTTGATCATATCATACCTCATAAAGGCAATTATGATTTGTTTTGGGATCCAAAGAATCACCAGGCAATGAGCAAACAACATCATGATATAAAAACGGCAAGTGAAGATGGAGGGTTTGGCAATGGAAGGAATTGATTTCTTTATAAAGCTTAGAGATGTAAGCGATGAAGTCATAAAGGCGTTTGAAAGCAAGGATGAATCAGCTATTGAAAATGCATTGGGCAAGTTTGCACTGCTGATGATCCAAATGGACTGCATGAAGTGACAGGGGGTAGGGGGGGTATAAATCTCTACGGTTATGCGGACGGAGAC